TAGTGGATGCCAACGACTTAGCGAAATCACTCTTCTCACGCTGTATGGTACTTACGGACTTATCTTGCTGCTTAAATATAGTTAAGTTACTCATTGTTCGCCTCCTTATTTGGCGTTAGGTTTACGTACTTGGATTATAAATTTTCGCTCCGCTTGAAGCCCGATTGGAAGCACGTCTGGGTTACCTTCAAGAAACTCCTTCATGTTGCCGTTATGTATACGCTTCTCCAGCAGGAACGGCGCTGCATGTTCCTCAATAAAGGCGTACATGGACTCCCAGTCCGTTGTCCAATACCTTGACTGGATACGGCGTGAGATCGTACCGGAAGACGTACGTATACTATCTGCGTTCTGCTCGTTGCATACCTCTAACAAACGTGCGCTGACGGCATCAAGCTGTTCCTTCAACTCCTTCATGTCTTCCGCGTGCTTCTCTTCTTTGTCTCTCACCACATCGCGTATCTTGATATACACGGCGGCGAGGGCGTCCAGATTAGGACTACTTTCTGGTTCACCTAAGTCTAATTGTAGCTGCTCCATAGTTTGCTCCTTGGTTGTGGGGGGTACTAATATTACTACGTTAAAATACAATGTCAAATACTTTCCATAATCTCTTGTCGATATAGGTCAATTATTTTTGAATGATTTGTTATGTTATTTTGCAACATGTTGTATAAACGCGCCTCTACCTCACTACCCTTTATATGCACAATGGTCATGGCGTTCTTCTGGCCGGGACGATTGATGCGGGCGTTAGCTTGTAAATACGTTTCTACACTCGTGACCGGGGCATACCAGATAATAGTATTTGCCGCCGTTAAGGTAAGCCCATGCGATGCTGCTTGTGGTTGTATGATTAACACATGGGGGTCAGGTTGCTCCTGAAATCTCTTTACTATATCGCTACGTTTGTTCACGGATACTTTCCCGTTTATAACATCACAGGGTACCTTATTTTTATCTAGGTAATTTTTCAGCAGGTCTATGGTATGGGTGAACGGCACGAAGACAAGCACCTTGTGCGAAGACTCCTCGATCACCTCAAGCACGGCACTCAGCCTATTGCCCACGTCGAGATCTACAATCTCTCCTGTATCCGAGTAGACCGCACCACATGACACTTGCAACAGCTTGTTTATCCGTACCGCAGCGTTAACAGCGGATATGTCTTCTCCTGCTGCCTCAACATACATGTCTTGCTTTAGCTTCTTGTATATGGCTTTCTGCTGGGCTGTTAGTGGGGCTTCACGCTCAACGAAGGTTACCTCTGGCAAGTCTAGGCATTGGTCACGCTCAAACCGTATTGCTGGCTGGAGTAGCTCATGCACCCGTTCCTGTGCCAGTGGTTTGGGTATCCACTTAAACTGGGATATTTTATACATCACAGAATCCCTGAAGACTCCGAAGTATTTGGGTGTGTTGTCCGGGTTAACCAACTTAGCCAACCCATAGGCATCAAGGGGCGACTGCGCTGCTGGTGTACCGGTCAACATCCACAGCCACTTTGTCTTGGCAGATATATCCCGCAGTGTTTTCCATCTTTGGGTAGCGACGTTCTTGTATGCCGACGCCTCGTCAACTACGATCAAATCAAACCCACCCTGCATAATCGCTTCTTTTACTATACCCACCCCATCAAAGTTGATGATAACAAACTCAACCCCGGACTCTATGACTTTAACCCTAGCCTTAGATGCGCCATACGCAATACCAACACTCCGGTGCATAGCAAACTTGAACAGGTCTTGCTGCCATGCCGCCTTCATAATAGACAGTGGGCATATCACCAGCACACGTTTTATCTTTCCGATCTTCATTAGGTAATCCGCTGCCCATATTACGCTGGCGGTTTTGCCTGTGCCCTGCTCGTTAAAACAGAACGCCTTATTATGTAGCGTCAGGAACGCGGAGGTATCTTTCTGGTGAGCAAACGGTTTGAGTCTGCCTGTCCACTGGTAGTCCCGCTTCAGTGTAGATGGGACATCCTTCACCCGTAACTTAGCAAGTACTTGCGTTTCCTCTAAGCCCCAGTTGACGGCGACACGGTACACGTCGTCTTCCTGACTTATAATCTTGCTCTTGGGTATCAGCTTTGTTAACGTCTCTGGCTGCCGTGTACGTAGCATCAGAACTTTGTTGTCTATTATTTCCATTAATTAAACACCACAACAGCCGAGGGAAAGGGGGCGCTATGTTTCGCCCCCTTAAATTTTAACCTACCCTTAATGAATGTTATCTGCCCTTTGATTGCGTAGTCGTGCCACCATACCGTATCTGTTCTGGCAGGTACGAGACATACAACACGTACACCCCGCAGACTTTCGTTGTAGGCTTTCTTCATCCAACCTTTAATCTCTCTACCGTAAGGTGGATTCATCCAGCATATGCCAGACCATGACTGCGTTAACCCGTTCGTATCTTTTGTGTAATACATTGGGCACTTAGTATTTTCTGGTGTGGCGCATACGTCGGTAGTAAAAGCCCCGTACAAAGTGTTCATCTCGGTAAAGAAATCATCCGGGGTTTCCCACTCTATGGACTCACTACTCATTAAAGGTTTTAGCTTTTTCATTTATTTATCTTTAACTCACCCATTCTACTAGCCACAGCTCCTAGCTCGGTCACTACCTTTGCAACTTTAATTTCTGAATAAAAACTCTCATTAATTTGAGCCGCTAGTTTAGTGATGTCCCTTGCTTTATCTGTGTTAATCGTACCGTTACCCACCCCAGCGATTGTCTGCGACAGATACTCTCTTAACTCACCTGCTGTTGTAATTTTACCCATTTGCGTGTCTCCTCTTTTAGTTTTGCTATTAGCCTTCTACTTTGGTCACATACCTCTTGCCGCTTTACTAATACCCTAATTTTATTCCAACATCCCATACACAACGTGTCTTTGCTCTCTGTCTCGTAGTCATGTTTACCATTTGCGTTCCAACGATACACAGACCATCGACGTACTATTTTTTTGGGGGTACTGAGTTTACCACATAACTGACACTCTTTAAGGGTCGTTGATGGGTATTTATAAAATCGTGCGGATTTGAAAGAATATTTAGCCCCCTCAGATTTATTAGTGTTGGCCCAAAACCCATTCCTATGATGTGCTAGCACGTTGTACACCATCCCATATATATGCACTAATCTGTGCTCCAGACCCCACGCGCATTCAGTAAAATAACTACCCGCGTCCTCGTCCGTTTCATACACAGGCATCCAACGCCCTTCGACCTTACGTTGCGCAACATTAGCCATTACTTCACTGACCCATCCGCGTTACGTTTGAATCCACGGTTGGTTTTCTTGCTCTTTACACGCAGGTTACTCCCGGCGTTTGTGCCGCCCTTAGATATTGGCTTGGTGTGGTCAACATCTTTACCGTCACCTTTATGTACTGTACCGTTCGCCGTCAGCTTCCTACGTGCAGCGTTGCGTTTGGCACGGTTCTTCTTCTGTTCTTCCGTACCCTGATACTCCGCGTATTCTTTTTTGTATGGTCTTGGTTTGTTTACGTATGGCATAACATCATCTCCTATTGTGTTCACAACTTGTTACTGGACAGTACCCACATAAGGGGCTTGTGCTTGCGTTCCACACACCAGTGTCATACGCTCCTTCTAATCTGTCAAGCAACGGATCGAAAGATTCAAAATATTTATCCCGCTGGTCTGCGTGGTGATCTTTCCTGATAAACTCATTACTGACTACAAAAACCAATCCTGATTTAATCTTCTCCAGTTCTGGGTAATGCACAAACAATGCGGCTGCCAGAATGTCCAACTGTTTTGTATCTGCATACTTGGCGTTCTTGCTTGTCTTGTAGTCCACAGAGAACCCAAGACTCCCATTAACGATCACTAAGTCTCCTATACCTCTCCACCACACATCCGGTGCAAGGAACGTACACGGCTCATACCCCTTATCGGTTCGCTTGATACCCAGCCTTACCTCACAATGCTTCTCCCCCGGTATGTCCTTCAATACGTCTAGCACATCTTGTACAAAACTAAACTTTGGCGGCAGGGGCGTCCCTGTTTTTATGTACTTCTCCGCCGCCTTATGTACCTCATTACCGTACCGGGTCGCTTGACTGCCTGTGTCTTTTACGTCTTGGAGAACCTTTAGGTGGTAGTATTTTTTCGGACACTGCTCGAACGTTTTTAGACTGCTGTAAGACCATGTTATTTTTGTCACTTATTTCTCCTCTTTCTTCGGTATACGGTCTGACTAATGCCATCTTCATAAGGTCACTTATCTCGGTTGTGGATCTCTTCCACTCCCCATTAAGCCACACCAACGGTACCATACGACTGCCCTTCTTAATCACCTTGTAATACATGTAGCCTGAAACTCTTTCTGCATCTATTGGCATTTGTGCGTCAATCATCGCTCCCCCTACTCTGCTGTGATTCTGCAATCATGACATCTGCTATAATATAGGCGTTATACGCAAGATCCGCTTTACTACCACCAAAACGATCAGCAGATAGAAACCCCTGCATCGCCTGTATTGCAATGTAGTCGCGAACGGTTAGTCCGTTAAAGCCGTATATCACCTCCCCGTTCGGCAGTCCGGTGACGGCGGGTACTGGAAACGCTGGATCATATTTATTCATGTTGTCTCTCCTCTAGTTGTCATATAACTACATCCCCTTCACGGCGTTTGCCATTTAATATCTCCTGCATCCTTTTCTCAGTCATCCTATGACACCGTATCATCGCCCGTTCCGGCAATGTCTCAATCACCGCAGCATACTCCGCTACCGCCGCACGTAGCGCAGCTATTTCCCCTGCGGTAAGTGTGTTACACCCTATAGCCTGCGCTCGCGTCCACGCATCATGTAGTGTCTTGTTTGCCGTGGTTATCAAACCATCCGGGTCTTCCGCCAAACCCATATCTACAGTCAGCGTAATTAACATATTCACTGCATCCGCCACACTCTGCCAATAATGTGCTTCCGGGTGCATCATACTGTCCAACGCATCCAACCCCTCATATACCCTTAACAAGTTATATGTTCGCTTCTCTTCCGACATCGGGTTAACCGGACTGGCAAACATCTCGTGAAAATGGCTGTATGTTAACAGCCCTCTCTTTTTGTACTTGACTTTCTTCACTTTACTGCCATCTATAAAAGATATGGTCACCGATACGCCCAATCATCCGCACATCCCGACCCTTCGTCCATAGAGGCGGGTCAATGTCGTAAGTATGGTAGTGCGTAGCCCCCTCAGTGATGCCCCGGTAGCCGTTCTCCTTGCTGCTTAACATCTGCTGGGCTATGGTCATTGACTCCTGCCACGCGACATCTTCTGTTGGCTCATCACTCTTACCATCGCAGTACCAAGAGAACTGGCACTTAGCTATGTACAACTTACCCGCCGTGTTTTTTAGCCCCTCATACACCACAGCACATACAGTGTCAGGTGTACGAGCATCTTTCGTGCGGTTTAACACCACGTCTGCCACCGCAACCTTACCTACAAACGGCTCACCCCTCGCCTCATGGTAAATGTTCAGCGCCATACACTTCTCGGCATTGGGTGATGCGAAGGATATGATCCTGTTTGGCAGCATGTCAGGAGATACCTCTTGCAACGTAGGCTTTGTAATTTCCGTCACAACATACGTCTCAGGGCGGGACATCATCATCGCAATGCCTCCCGCCAAAACACCCGCCGTTACATACATACACGCTGCCACCGCCAACTTCCACGTCGGCTTGATACTGTTTGAATGTGCTATCTTATATCTTGTCATGCTCATGTTGTTTGCCCCTCTGTTTTTATTTAACAATCACCGTACGTCTTACCTGCACCTGATTCACAGTTAAGTGGAAGACCCAACGCCCACGACGGACGTATGCGCATACACTCTTCGATGTACTGTTGCCCTTCTACTACCTCTGCCTTCGGTACTAGCGCACCGATAGCATCGTGTACCGTCATCACCACTGGGTATCGTTCGTTCACCATAAGCATCTGTTCGCCTATGATGATACGCGCCAACGCCTGACATACGTTTTCAATCACCTTCCCGCCGTATATGCGGGTAGTTACTACTGCTCTACCCCGCTTGGTGTCATACACCAACCCGGACGCTTCCCCCTTACGGTCTTCTCTACGCAGGTTTGGGTATCTCAAGTACAACCCGTTTGGCAGACGTATACCGTCTGTACCGTCTATTACTAGCACGCCCTCTACACCTAATGTGTTGGTTGTTTTACCGTCCTGCATGGCACGCAACGCATCCCCTGCGTGTCTCCATAACTCCACAATCTTCGGGTAAGTTGCCCGGTACACGTTGATGATACGCTGGCACTCATCTAGCTCTGTCTCCACACCAAACACTTTTAACTGCGCCTTAAACTTCTCCGCGCCCATACCGTACCCACACCCGAGGATCGTTGTCTTGCCTACAAACCGCTCGTCCTTAGTGATGTCTTGTTCTGGCTTGCCGTATATCTTACTCGCCATCTGCTTGTATACATCTTCCCCTCTCTCGAACGCCTCAACCAGATCATGCTGCTCTGCTAACCACGCCAGCGTCCGCGCTTCAATCTGGCTTGAGTCCGAGTCAACCAGCATGTACCCATCCGGTGCGCGTATGGCGTGTTTCAACAGCGAGTTTCTTGGCAAGTTCTGCATGTTCACCTTGTCGTCCCCTCCCCAACGGCCTGTGTGCGCGGCGTAGTACTTCAGGGGTATAGGCAACGTACCTCTCCCCGCTATGTCGATGAACCGTTGTGTCCGTGATTCTTCCAGTGTGGACTTCACACCCAGCCTTGCTGCAACTACAGCCTGTACAGTGGGGTTTTCGTGTTCTAGTAATGCCTTAAATTCCTGATCGCTCTTGGCGAACGCGTACGCTTGCTTGCCTGTTCTCAAACTGGTCTTCATTGGCGGCGCTACTCCCAACCTCTCTAGCACAACCGCCAGCTTCGGGTTACTCATAATGTCTTCTTTACTGTCGGTAATCTTAGCGAGTAACTGCTCTTTCGCTCGCACCACGGCATGCAGGTGACTAGTCAGCACCTCAACATCCAGCTCCAGTTTAGGCTCGGTAAACATACGCAAGGTCAAGTCAATCAACTCCAACTCAACCGCTGGGAAATCCACTACTAACTTTTTTAACAGCTTGTACGTCAACACCACATCGTTCTTGCAGTACATGCCGTACCGCGCCAGCTCGTCGATATTAAAATCTAACCTGCGTTTACCCAACGCATCGTCTACCTCAGTACCCTTAGCACCAAGGTTATAGTGCTGTACAAGCGCCGCTAAACTCCCACCCACGTTCGTACCGTGTACCGCCCGTGCTATAGACAGCGTATCTACAATACGTTTGGGGCGTATGTCAAAATGCCAGTTCAAAATAGCCATATCAAACGCGGCGTTATGGGCAACGGCTGTTGCGTTAGCCCAATCAAACTGGTCTAGGAATTTCTTAGTATTTGCTTTCGTACCGCTGTACCATACGGGGTCATTTCCATCAGACTGGACGGCAACGCCGATAACCTCAAAACTCTTTGAACGTATGTACTCCTCCGTTGTCAGCTTCGATAATGAAAAAGTCTTGCTGTAGTAGGACTCGAAATCTATCGTTAATATCATATGCTCTCTCTGTTTGTTTTAGTAAATACATGTCGGTTGCACCGCTGCTAAGTACATCAGGTGTATTACATCCAGTGGGTCGCCTTTGCCGTAGCCGT